ATGCATGAAAGTTTGCTGACTCTGGCCGACCTGCTGCCCTCATGGCAACTTGCCTTGCGATCGGCCAACCGCTCCCCCCGAACCATCGCCACCTACACCGCCGGGGTGAAGTCGTTTCTTGCTTGGTGCGAGCGCACCGGGACTCCGCCAGAGCTGACGAAGGTCAACGCCCAACAGTGGATCGCAGACCTTATGGACGGTGGTGCGCAATCGGCCACCGCGACCACCTGGCTAGGTGCATTAAAACGGTTCTCGGCCTGGCTGGCCGAAGAGGGCGAGATCCCCGCCGACCCGCTTATTCGGATGCCAGCCCCGAAGGTAGATCGCAAGATCACCAGCGCGCTGACCGACGAGCAGATCAAGGCACTGTTGAACACTTGCAAGAGTAAGTCACTGCGGGATCGCCGCGATGAGGCGATCTTGCGGCTACTGATCGAGACGGGCCTTAGGGCGGCTGAGCTAGTGGATCTTCAGGTTGGCGACGTTAACCTCGCCACCGGCCTGGCGGTGGTGAACCGGGGCAAGGGCGGCAAGGGTCGCACGGTGGCTTTCGGGCCACAGACCGCCACCGCATTGGACCGCTGGTTGCGCACCCGCCAGCGGTATGCCGACCCGAACAACAAACAACTATTCATCGGCGGCCATATCAAGACGTTTTCGTATTGGGGTCTGGCCGCTACGCTGCGCAGGCGCGCAAAAGAAGCTGGCGTCAACGGTTTTCACGTCCACTTGACCCGCCATACTGCGGCCACCCGGTGGCTCAGGGCCGGCGGATCGGAGGGCGGTTTAATGGCGCAAGCGGGTTGGACCAACCGCCAAATGCTGGACAGGTACACCGCCGCGAGCGCATCGGAACGCGCAGCCGCCGAGGCCCGCGCGCTAAACCTCGGCGACTTCTGACCGGCGACGGCGCGCCTGAGCCGACCGTAACGCCAACCGCGTGTAATAGGCCTTGCGGGCGTTCTCTACCCGCTTCGCGCGCTCGGCTGGCAACAGCTCGTTGTTCGGATCAACCTGTTGCTCGAATTTGCGTTGCATGGCTGCGCGGGCGGGCGCCGTTCGCGCGGTCCGGTTTTCAGTCCGAGCCCATGATTCGTGTGCGGCCGCCCTCGCCCGCAGGGTTGTCTCTGTAGACAATGTGCTTCTCTGTGTTTCTGCCAGCGGGTCACCGACCTGGTTGGCCGCTCAGCTGGCAACCTACATGTCCGCGCCGACGTATGCCGCGAGGGCACGCCCGCCAAAAGAGAATTGTGGATTACTAGGATTGTTAGCCAGGCTATATTATTTCACTACCGGCAAAATTGTGCATTACTACATTCGGTAGCCGTGGACATCTCCGCCCGTCTAGCCTGGGTGCCATGAAAATTATTATGATGACAACCGCGTGCCAGATGGATGACTGCCCCTGGACCAGCAAATAGAAGTCTGGTTGTAAGCAACCGTTACCACCTTTCCGGCTTCGCGTCCCGCCGAAGGCGCACATTAGATAACAAGAGAAGCGCGGTGTTTTCGCAGCTCAGAGCACCTGGCTATTCCGCCTGGGGCGGAAGTCAGTTCCGTTTGAACCGGAAGAATGCACACCGACACGCCGTATACCCGCCCACCGAACATACTTTCGAGCGCATGGTATTATCGAAAGTAACAGCGGTTTATGTACGAAAAGGATTATATCGGGGTGATCCTCAACCCGTGGAGAAAACACTATCAGCAGTTTTTTCGAGAACAAGCGTACGACCGTGACCGTCCACTGTGGGATCGCCTGGCATTTCTCGCTTGGGCAAGTGCCCGCAGAAACGGACACGCGAACTTCCGGGTCCGCGAACTAGCGGACACCTTCGGGGTAGGCCCGAATCGGATTTCGGAAGCCATCGCAACCGCGAAGGGCAAGGGGTTGATCGGGCCAGAGTCGAAGCCCACATGTTTGGTAGTCCCGGCCCGTATCGCCGAGGGCGGTGACGGAAACGAATACGAGATTTGCGGAGTTCACGACGCGCGGCGGGTACGGGGCAAGCCGGTCAAGCTCGACCGATTCCGGCCGTCAAACTCGCCAACGACGCCCACACAGATTGCCGTGTGGAAAGCAGTGCAAAGGAGCTGAACGGTTGGCCACCAGAACCGACCGCGATCACCGCATGGACGTTTTGTCCTGTCGGTTGATCCTCGCCTACTTGGAGCCCGACCCAAACGTTCGTGCTCCCTATGTTAACGCCGTGCGTGTCGAGTCTGGCCTGTCGGATGAGGCTTTCGAGTTGGCGAACTGGACCGCCTGCAATGTCGCGCAAATCCACCGTTCCACGGCAGCCCGCACGCGGGCACGCAAGGTGCTGCTCGAATGGCTTAACGATCTGGTGATGGCGTGAACGGCTTCTGCATCGAGTGCGGGTCCGCAGTCGCATGGCTAGCCACCCTCTGCCCACGCTGTCAGCGGATAGAAGATCGAAACGCCTTGCGGGAATGGATTAACGACAATGGCTGATCCGGTAACCATGCTGCGTCCCTACCCTGATTCCGTTGGTGTTCAAGTCCACCCGCATGTCGATGGCGATGTGGTGTCTGAGGTATTCGTGGACGCGGCTACTGGCGGCCGTTACATCATCTTGCGGCAGCCATCGGCCGCGCTGCGGTTGGGCGAGGACTTGTTAGAGGCCACAACGGACCCTGAAATTGCCCGCCAGGCGGATGCGGTGCGCGAACGTCGGGAACGCGACGCGCTATAGCTGATGGCGCTTGTACTTCCGCGCGACTGGTATCGCTATTACGACACGGCCGCAATCGGTTTCAACGCCCACCAAATCATGCCGTCTCACACTCCGCGCCACGATGTTGGCTGGCGGTTCTGGGAGCGCCACGCGGGCAGGCTGGTGTCACCGTTCGTGGCGCTTGCGACGAACAGCTTGCCGACCTACGTGTTGCCGCCCAACGGTTTGGCGGTCGCGGTCTGCGATCAGGAACACCAGCCCCCGGCCTTCGACCACGACTGCGGCTTGCACTACTGGCCGAGGCTCGTGGACATCTACAGGGCAATACGGATTTTCCAGCTTGCCCGTTGCGCCCGTCGCGTAATCACGTTCGGCAAAGCATTCGGCCGATGTATGCCTGATGAGAGTTTCACCTTGGACGGCCAGCACTTGTTTCGGGGGCTGCGTGCCGCACGCCGTGATCGACCCAACCTATGACTTCCCGATGTTGGTTTACACCGACACCTTCCCCGACCTGCACGAGATTGAGAAGGAATACGCGGTATGACACCGCTACGTTTTGCCGCCTGTGGTCAACGCTGCCCGAGTTTCACCACACCCGAGGGTAACCACACCGACCGCGCTATTCCGATGGCTTACAGGGCTTCTCAGCGATGAACGTCACCGGCGGCACCACCGTCACCGTCTACCGAACCACCAAAGACAGGTTCGGCGACAAGAACACCGACACACCCATCGGCACCATCACCGGATGCATATTCCAACCCAGCACCGGCCTATCCAATCTCCGCTACGAATCCGGCAGCGGATTCGAGGAGACAGCCACCATCACCACAATGTTGTGGGCTCCACGCGATGCAGCTATCAAGCTGCAAGATAAAGACAGGATCACATTCGATGGTCGGACCTTCCGAGTCGTGGGCAACAGGGCTTGGGATTCAACACATCCCATCACCGGAACTAGCTTCTCCCATTACTGCGTGGAAGTCGAAGGCGTGCAATGACACTCACCACGCTAGCCCGACCATGCATTGACCCCGACTGCGGCTACCTTCACCGCAACCCAAGCGGCTATTGCAACGACCACCAGCAAGAACGCAAGAGATCCTATAACGCCTTCGGCTGGCGACAGCTCAGCAAGCGACTAAGAACCAAGCAACCGTTCTGCGAACAATGCGGAGACACAACACATTTAGAGCTGCACCACATGCCCGGCGCACACGAACGGCAACGTAAAGGGCTGCGCCTCGTCCCCGGCAAGCACGTGAAAGTTGTTTGCTCCCAATGCAATAACCGGCTAGGCCCCGCACGCTAAGTCCGCACGCTAAGTCGTTGTAGCGCACCGCATTTCGCGAGTGGGGCCATGCCCTTCGCCCCGCCAGCGGGGAGAGCGGAACGGCCGCGCAGGGAAATTAATTCGCAACGCTAACTAACCCAATATCTAACGGCCGCAGTAGACTTCGCCGTCTCCGTCAGACGAATCACTAAGTGACACAAACCATTTCACCACCAATGCGACGCGGACCTAAATCCGCTGTCGATGACTCGCCGCTACCCTTCAGGATCAACGGTCCAGAGTCCCAACAGTTTTCAGACTTTTGTCAGCAATACTTGCTGGTCCCAGAGGTGTTGCAGCCGTTGATAATACGCGACTGGCAGCGGGAGCTGGTTGCATCGGTTTGGGGCGCAGACCCTATGCCGAGGGTGGCCGCGTGGTGCTTGCCCCGTGGCAACGGGAAGTCCTCGCTCTGTGCGGCTATTGGTCTATGGCATCTCTTCACCGGCGGAGAGGCCGCGACGGTGATTGTGGTAGCGGTGGACGAACGCCAGGCGGGCATCGTGTTCAACATCGCCGCCCGTATGTGTGCCCTCTCGCCCGCTCTTGCCACCCGATGCCAAGTCTACAAAGAAAAGATACTTATCCCTGCGCGTGGCGCGTCATTTGCATGTCTGCCTGCGTCGGCCGCCGCACTGGAAGGTCTCAATTACAGCGTGTGCATTGCCGACGAAATCGGCCGCATAGACCGGGAGGTTTTCGAGGTCTGCGCGCTGGCTCAAGGCAAGAGAGAGCGCAGTGTCCTACTAGGTATTGGAACGCCGGGACCGTCGCCCGATAATGTGCTGGCGGCTTTGCGGGCCTACTCGCTTGCGCATCCCGACGACCGTTCCCAGGTTTATCGGGAGTTTTCGGCCGCCGGGTTTGAAAGCCACCCGACTGACTGCGAGCACTGCTGGACGCTGGCCAATCCCGCGTTAGATGACTTTCTGCACCGCGATTCCATGCGGGCGTTGCAGCCGCCCAAGATGACCGAGGCGCGCTTTCGCCGCGCCCGCTTGTGTCAGTTCGTCACCGGCAACGACGAGCCAGTGTTGCCGCCAGGGCTATGGGTAAGCCTCGCTACCGGCCAGCCAATACCCCATGGCTCCGATGTGGTGCTGGCGTTCGACGGCTCGTATTCGGGCACCGACTGCACCGTCCTATTGGCGGCCACCGTGGCGAAGCGACCACACGTTGACGTGCTTGGCGTGTGGAGTAGGCCGCCGGGTGCGGGTGATGACTGGCGGGTGCCGGTGCTTGAGGTTGAACAGGCGATCAGGAAAGCGTGTGCCCGTTACCGGGTGCGGGAGGTCTGCTGCGACTCCTACGGGTGGAAACGCTCACTTGAAGTGCTGGCCGCCGAAGGCTTCCCGATGGCGGAATTTCCGCAGACCGCAAGCCGCATGAGCGCGGCTACCGCTCAATTTCTTACCGCGTGCACCAACGGGCAGATCAGCCACAGCGGCCACCCGGTGCTAGCCGATCACCTGTCGAACGCGGTCCTGTCAGAAGACGGTCGCGGCGGCCGACTGACTAAAGCGTCTCGGTCTCGGCACGCGGGCCGCGTCGACGCCGCTGTCTGTGCGGTGATGGCGCATTCTCGCGCGACGCACTACGCCAATAAACCCCGTAAGAGATACGCAAGCTTTTAAATGGACACCGACCTACTCATAGAGCTACTGCACACACTCGACGCTCCGCAATGGAGATATAAACAGCTCGAATCGTATTACACAGGAACGCAACCCCTTTCGTATCTATCGCCCGAGGCCAGGGTGGCGCTGGGCGACCGCTTCGCCCGCATGGTGAGCAACCTTCCCCGCTTGGCTGTGACCAGCCTTGCTGAGCGACTGCGCATTACAGGCTTCGCCGGCCCCGATGTTTGGGATGACTGGTTGCGCCTAGACCTCGATCAACTGTCGGCCGTAGCCATGAGGGAAGCTCTTTTGTTCGGCCAGTCGTTCGTCATCGTGTGGGCCGATACGGTTGGTAGACCGCTGGCCACGGTGGAATCCCCGAAACAGGTCGCCGTCATCACCGACCCCGGCACGCGCGTGGTTACGTCGGCGGTGAAACGGTGGCGCACCCAAACCACCACAGAAGCCGTTGTATATCTGCCTGATCAGATAATCCGCTTACGTGCCAATACGCCCGGTGCGGCAACATCAGGCTTTGAAACCGTCAACGTAGTGGACAACGTTCTAGGTGTTGTGCCTGTTGTGCCGGTACGCAACACCGATTTGATTTCGGTGTATCACCCGAACGCGAACGGTGTCACCGATGTCGGGCATTCGGAAGTGCAAGACCTGATGCCGTTGGTCGATGGGTTGGCGAAGTTGTTGACAGACATGATGGTGACCTCCGAATACGTTGGTAGACCGCGACGCTGGGCGACAGGGGTCGAACTGGTTGAGCGGCCGGTGGTCGATTCGGACGGCAACGCGGTGTTGGACGAAGACAACCAGCCTGTCATGGAGGCGGTCTCTCCGTTCCCCGAAGGGGACCGGCTGATGACCGCTGAGAGTGAGTTGGCCAGGTTCGGCCAGCTTGAGGCGGCCAGCCTCGACGGCTACCAGAACGCGGTCGCGGTGCTCATGCAACAAATCTCGGCAGTGTCCGCGCTTCCCGCCCACATGCTCGGTATCACCACCGCGTTACCGCCTTCCGCTGATGCGATCCGCGCCGCCGAGGCCGCGTTAACGGCCCGGGCAGAACAACGACAACAGACTTTCGGCCGCGCTTGGGAAGCAGTTGCACGGCTGATAGTGGCTGTTCGCGACGGTGTTGATCCGGCGGCCGTCCGGGTGCAAGCGCAGTGGGCGCCGGCCGATACAAGCTCGGTCGCAGCGGAAGCCGATGCCACGGTGAAGTTGTTTCAAGTCGGGTTGCTGCCCGCCTCGTATGCCCTGGCGAAGCTGGGTTATTCGGCTGACGAGATTGCGGCGATCAGGGCCGCCAGGGCGGCCGACGCAGCTTCCCCAATTAATCACACCAACTTACCCGTCAACGGCCCGCAGAACGCAAATCAGGGCCAAGAATCTGAGAACTAATGGACGACGAGACACCCGACGCAACAACCGAAGCTGTTACCGATGAGACCGCCGAGGACACGGTCGACCAAGCGACCGAACAAACCGGCGAGGCCACGGCCGAAGCCAGCACCGAAACCGACCGAACTATCCGCAAGCTTCGCAAAGAAGCCGCAACTTTGCGGGAACGCGCCAAGGCTGCCGAGGCCCGCGCCGCCCGCACCGACAGCCTCGCCGCGCGGCTACACACCGAACTAGTGCGCGCCAGCGGCAAACTAGCCGACCCGGCCGACTTCCCCTATAACCCTGATGCTGACTTGTTGGATGACCCCGAAGCGTTCAACCAGGCTATTGACCAATTCGTGGAAGCTAAGCCACATCTGCGGTCGCGCACACCGAAAGGCGATGTTGGTCAAGGCAATCGAGGGAAGGCCGAGGAGCCGGTGAGCTTGCTTAACATTCTGAAGTCATACGTTTAGAGCAGCTAAGTATCCGGTAGAATCAGAAGTAGGTAGAGCGCCGGGCGCGCTCCGTTTCATTCTTTTGACGCTCGTCCTGGTTGGCGAACTGTCTTTCTCCACTTGATATTTCGCATTATTCAGGACGTATCCTCTTATGACCATTGCGGTTCCTAGTGGTAATTCCGCTTTACTTCAGTCGCAGATTGCCCAGCTTCTCGTCCAGCCGCTAGAACAGGCGAGCACGTTTCTAGCCGCTGGCCCAACCATTTTGGATTCCGCCAGCCCGGTACGGATTCCCCGAATTTCGTCGGGTGCCACCGCCAACTTCGTGGCGGCCGGCGCTCAAATCAGCGACGGCTCAGTGTCCTTCGATGAGGTTGACCTCATGCCGTCCACCCTTCAAGCCCTAAAGGTTTTGGTGAAGGTCAGCAATGAACTGATCCGCCAGTCGGTTGTGGGGCTTGACGCGGTGTTGCAGCAGCGTTTGGTTACCGACGTGGCCAACGCGCTTGACGCCGCCCTGTGGAAAGGATCGGGCAGCGCCAACACCGTCAAGGGCATTCTTAGCCAGACTGGCATCGCCACAGGTGATTTGGACGTTACCGATGTTGACTCGCTGATTGACGGTATCGCCACGGCGATGGCCAACAAGGTCACACCAACGCATTGGGCGATGACGTCTGCCAGCTTTAACGCCTTTCGCAAAATCAAGGTTGGTACGTCGGACGCGCGTTATGTGTTCGACCCGTCGACTGTGCAGAGCGGCACCGCTTTTCAGCTTCTCGGCCTGCCGGTCATAATCACCGACAACGTTCCCGACGCCGCCGCCAACCGGCCACAAGTCGCTTTGGTGGACTTCTCCAAGGTTGTGGTGGTGCGCGATGTGGATGCATCGGTGGCCATTCTCGATCAGACTTGGGGTGACTACGACTCGGTTGGCGTCCGTGTCGTAACCCGTTACGATGTCGCGCTTTTGCAGCCGCACGCGGTGACCCTGCTGACCACACCGGCAAGCTAATGGCCGCGCCAACAGTCCAGAACGTGTTGGACTTGTTGAGCACATCGCCGGCACCCGCCGAATCTCAGGTGTCGCAGGCGTTGTCGGCGGTCACCAACATTGCGAAGGCGTATGTGCGTTCGGTTGGCTTCGACGGCGACGAGCCTAACGACGAGATTGCTTCGGTGATCGTTTTGGCCACCGCAAGACTGTTGCGAAACCCCGGCCAGTTGCCGGTGCGCGAGCAGTACGGGGCCATCGTTGTGGACTATCGCGGCGGTTTCAACGGGTGGTCGCTGGCGGAGCGTGAGACGCTGAATCGGTATCGCGTGCAAGCGATTTAACTAAATTCAGACTTCCCCGGTTACTGGCTTCTTTACTTGATTGTTGGCGGCCAGGCCCGGGGGGACCGCCCCCTTATCTGTCAGGGGGCAAAACGTGTGAGCCACACGTACGGGTGCCTGGCCCCGCAGTTGATCCTGCGGGGCCAGGTTTTTATGCGCCTAGTTGTTGGTCAAGTTCAACGACTTCGGTAAGCCGGTCGTGTAGTGCTTGTATCCCGGCTTGGGTGGGTTGTCTGCCGTTGAGTACGGCGCGGGGTATCCATGCTGTTTCGTCGGGCAGGTGATCGGCCAGGTAGGCGAGGGCGGCTAGTTCCATGCCGCCATGGTGGACCGCGGAAAATTCGGTGTCAATACCAACCTCGTGCACTATTAGCATTGTCCGACAACGGTTTTCCCGTAACATTTCGGTTATGAGTCTGCCGTTCCACATGACCGTTGAATACAAGTTCAAAAACGCCATGGTGCACTGCGACAACTTGCTGATGATTGAGCACAGGACCGGCGGCGGCCGCGGTCGCGGTCGGATGGTGGAAGCATCCGTCAACCGTGCGGTTATCGTGCTCGCAATCGCGAGTTGGCAGGCCTTCGTTCAAGATACGGCGCGGCTCCTCCTGAGCCGCAGAATGCCGCGACCTTCAGATGTCAACTACGGCTTCGCGCGATTAATCGAGGGCCAAGTATTGCGCGAACTTGACCGCTTCTCGACACCCAACGCCGAGAACACGCGGAACCTGCTTAAGTTGGTTGGCTTTGATCCGCGCCCTTACTGGTCGTGGGAAGGCGGCGGGCCGGGGACGATGCTCACACCGCAGCAAGTTGAGGACCAACTCCGCGACTGGCTCAAGATTCGTCACGCGATCGCCCATGGTGACGAAAAGATACCGGCGGTCGCGGTATTGGAGGCGGTCCGCTGGGGAGACGCGAACGTTACCGGACCGCACGGTGCTGGAATCAGAGTCGGCGACGCCAGGCAATGCACCACATTCGTGAAAAACCTCGCCAAGGTCACACTTGCCGGGGTGACGGACCAACTGTGATCAGTCGCTCTAGCTCCCCGGTCATTCTTCGAAAGTGATGGGGACTTCGTTCTTCTCGCTTAACTCGGCGACGATTGGCGCCTTAGAGAACGGGACGCTAAGAAACGGTTTATCGCCCCGAAGGAACGTCACATAGCCGCTGTCGATGCGGTAGGTGTCTGCCTCGACGATTGACTTAGGTCCAACCTGGCGACGTATGCCCCACGGATCTGCGGCTTTCGCGTCGGCCCCGAAGGTGTAGCGCGGCACAGTATTTACCTCCATTTGTGGTGGGTTTTATCGGCCAGACGCTACTAGACTTGCGCCCACTCGCGCACGCAAATTGCGCAATGCCTTACGACAGATGCCCAATCCGGTTCATAATCACCCGGCGGCGAAATCATGTGCGCATCGACGTGACCACAGCTAGGGCAGGTCGAGCACATCCAGAACGGCTCCCACACCTGGCGGGCCATGAGTAACCGATTGTCGGCAGCCGCTGTAGGGCTGTATGCGCAGCGGCTCCGGTGTGGGTATCGGTGGGTCTATCCACCAGATGCGACCGCAGTAAGCAGACATCGCCGCCAACAGGACGGCCAACACGAACACGACCGGCGCGAGGAATGTGGCGATCATCCCGGCGGCCACGGCAGCGGCCGCCTGGCCAACCGTGAGCCGACCAGCGAGCCGGTGCCCGCCAAAGTCCATCGCGCGGCAGTGGGCTATCTTCCAGGTCCCCCTGAGCGATGTCGGCGAGGATCGGGTGGTCGGGGAAGCCGATCACCACCGTGTCACCGAAGCTGAAGCCCATAGGATGGGTGTAAGCCCAGCGAAATGGCGAGTAGCTATGTCACAGATATTGCACCGCACGACGCACCGCCGTGAGCTTGTTTTTCCTGGTCAGAGCACAATGCTAGGTCCGGGCTACGGAAAGACTATTGGGACATGCAAAGCCTCGTCGCCTTCGCTCCCCCGAACCACTTCGATGGCTTGGCAAATGGGGACACTAGCTGGGTCTTTGACGCTTCAGCATTGGTCTGACCGCGGCGTCAGAGCGCTGAAAGGATCTGCGATCTCGACGGCGTCATCAGCTGGTCGAGCACCTTGCCCCGCTGCTCGGGCTTGAGGTCGGGCGCCAGCCCCTGGGTCGCCTTGAGCAGGTCGACCTGGCGGTCCTTGCGCAGGTTCAACCAGGCGTAGTTGAACGCGCCGGCTTCGGCCCCGCCCCGCAGCCACTGCTGTTGCATGAACAACGTGGTGAAGAATTCCTTGCTGCGCCTGGGTGCGTTGTCGAAGAAGCCCGCGAAGGCGTCCTCGTAATGGGTTTCGGTCGAGTTGTGCCGGATGAACCGCGTCGTCCCCAGCGGTGTCGCGGCCGTGACGACCAGCTGCGGGCGACCGTGCAACGGAAACAGGCGGCCCTTCAACGGCTTTCGTTTCAGCCACTTCGCCACGTTGGCGCGTTCGTTCGACGGCCAATCCTTACACAGCGTGCTGGGTTCGAAAATCGCCGCCCACGCCAGGTTCCGGAAGTCCAGCACCGGCTGGGCGAGGATTTGGAAGTCGGCCAGCGGGCGCTTCGGCCTGAACGGCGACCTCAGCCGATGAAATTGGTAGTGCCAGGTGGCAATTCGCAGAATCCGCTCCAGGCCGGTGGCCACCAGCGAGATCTGGGCTCGCGGCGTGTTCCAGTAACCGAGCAGCGTGAAGATCTCCATCTGACTCAGGATCGCTTTCAGCGCACGCTCGTACAGCGTCCAGTGATTCTCGTTGGCGCACCGATTCGCCCGGAATCCGAACTCGCGCGGCACCAGCCAGGCGAGCGCGGTCGCGGTGACCGCGGCCAGGGCGTCGGCCTGGTAGTCCACGTCCAGCAGCACCCGCGGGGCATGGCGGCTGAGCTCGGAGTGGTTGCCGCCGGACATCCCCTGGGAGTTGTGCAGCAGCTCGTGGATGAAGTAGTTGTCGATCATCCAATCGGTGTCCTGGTTGTCGAGCCCCAGATTCGATTGCACCCGGGCCATGGCTTCCCGGGTCCGCCGGCTGATGCGATATACCGGCTGCCGCAGCGACGTGTCGATTTCCATCGACTGCTCGCGCGGGCCGGAGGCCGTCGGGTCGGTGTTCCGGTCGAACTTGAGGTTGCGCAGGTCCCCGTCGGAAACCAGCGCGGACAGGAATTTGATCGGCGCGAGCCGAAGCTTCTTGACCGAATCCTTCGTCAGCACCTTGCGCAGGGTTTCCAGGCGCCGGGAGCGTCCCGGGGAGTGGTGTAAGTGATGGCGGCGTGTCGGTCCCTGACGTAAGAGGGCCATCGCGTGAGTCTCTGTGGTGAAACGACCAAGAATCACTACCGAGAGGAACATCGCGATGGCCCTGGACCAGTCTGCCTTGCTGGAGGTGCTCGGGTCAAGTCCCGGGAAGTGGTGTAGTGCTGCGTGATCCGGTGGGTTAGGCGGTGAGTGCGGGCATGTCGTTGGCTCCTATGTCGGGGTTGTCGTCGGTGATGGTGGTCAGGCGGCAGCGGGTGAGGATGTCGAGGCCGAGGTAACGGCGGCCTTCGGCCCATTCGTCGTTCTGTTCGGCCAACACGGCGCCGACGAGACGGACGATGGCGTCGCGGTTGGGGAAGATCCCGACGGCGTCGGTGCGGCGGCGGATCTCTTTGTTGAGCCGTTCTGCGGGGTTGTTGGACCAGATCTGGGACCAGACATCTTTGGGGAATGCAGTGAAGGCCAGGATATCTTCGCGGGCGGTGGCCAGGTGGTCGGCCACGGCGGGCAGTTTGTCGGTGACGTAGTCGATGAGCCGGTCGAACTGCGCGGCCACCGCGGGGGCATCGGGTTGGTCGTAGACGCTGTGCAGCATCGCTTTGACCGCCGGCCACATGCTCTTGGGGCAGATGCTCATCAGGTTGGCCGCGTAGTGTGTGCGACACCGCTGCCAGGCCGCTCCGGGCAGGTTGGCCGCGATCGCCTCGCGCAGCCCGGCGTGGGCGTCGCTGGTGACCAGGCGTACGCCGGCCAGCCCGCGGGCGACGAGGTCGGCGAAGAACTCGTTCCAGGCCGGGCCGGTCTCGCTGGTGACCACCCGCATGCCCAGGACTTCGCGGTGTCCGTCACCGTTGACGCCAGTGGCCAGCAGCACGACCCCGTTGACCACGCGGCCGCCTTCGCGGACCTTCATCGTCAACGCATCAGCGGCGACGAAGGTGAACGGGCCAGCAGAATCGAGTGGGCGGTGACGGAACGCCTCGACGTGCTCGTCGAGGTCGGTGGCCATGCGGCTGACCTGCGATTTACTCAGTGAGTCGATGCCCAGGGTCTTGACCAGCTTGTCCATCCGCCGCGTGGAGACGCCGGCCAGGTAGCAGTCGGCGACCACGGTGATCAGCGCGGATTCGGCCCGCTTGCGGCGTTCGAGCAGCCAGTCGGGAAAGTAGGTTCCCTTGCGCAGCTTCGGGACTGCGACATCGATGGTGCCCACCCTGGTGTCCAGGCCGCGGTGGCGATACCCGTTGCGCTGCGCTCGCCGTCCCGGGGTGGGCTGGCCCCATTCGGCGCCCACGACGGCATCAGCATCCGCCGACAGCAGAGCGTTGATCACGGTCTGCAGCAGGGAGCGCATCAGATCAGGTGAGGCTTCGGCCAGGGCCTCGCCAAGAAGGCCGGCAGGGTCGACAATGTGGGGTGCGGTCAT